GAATTAATATATAACATTATATAATGAGATCCTATTTTTTCTAATGAAATACCTAAGATTACAACAATTGATAATATAAATAGTTTTAATACTTCACGTCTCGACATTACCATTCTATCCCAAAATGAATATTCTGGATGTCGTTGATGATAATAATTATTAAATGTTTCTTTTGTTCTCATTTGCGGTTGCTGCTGTTGCATTTGTGCATGTTGTTGCTGTTGTTGCATTTGCGCCTGTTGTTGCTGTAATTGAACTTGTTGTTGATATAAATTATCTTTTTCCTTTTCTTTTTCTTTAAATGAAGGTTGTTGTGGCATATCTTCATAGTCTTCTGTATTATTTGCATATGCTAAATTTAATTCTGTCATTCTATATTTTACTAAATATTTTTAATATCTTATAATTAGATAAGAGAATGGCGGATTATAATAAAATTATAAATATAATATCAATCATCTTAATTTTAATAATTTTATTTATTATTTTATTTGGATGTCAATACCAAAGATATAATTATTATGAACGTTTTGAAAATAATAAAGACGAAGAAAAAGAAAAGAAAGATGAAACGAATCTATCTAGTTTTGAAGAAAATATATTAAAACGATTATCGGATGGTTCTTTAAAAACCGAAGGATTAACTGAACTTATCAAGCAAGAAAAATTTACAGAAAAAAATTTAAATAATATTATTACTCATGTCGAAAAATTCAGAGGCAATGTTTAATCATCTTCTTCCTCAAAAATATCTTTATCATAAATATTCTTTTTATATTTCAATTCATTTTCTTTATAAATATCGAATACTTTATCGCGTGAATATTCGTCATTATCTTCTTCTTCACTTAATTCTTGTTCTTCGTTTCTGTATTTATAATCAGTATAATTATTTTTATAATTTGGATTTAAAATAGGTTTAAATTCATTTTGTATCGTTAATAATGGTCTATAATAAGTAATGACATATGTAATCATATGATTGACTCCTTTAAAATCATACAAATTGCCCGCAGATGTTTCAAATCGAAATGTTATTTTAGATAATTTGCCAATTGGATGAAATTCTCTGATTGGTAATTTAGAAAGTTCTGTTCTCTCATCATTATATCCTACACTATTTACTTTAAATTTTGCTATACCTAAATTATAATTTGTATACGCAAGAGACCCAAATGCATGTCCTTCTATTTCTGGTGATCGCAATACTATATATTTTTCACCAATGAAAAATACAATGCCGGGTGATGTTATCTCATAATTTCCCGTTTTAACATTATAATAACTATGATAAAATCTAGAATATTTCGCATTTCCTTCATATTTCTTTATATATTTATATTTAATATTATCATCTTCTTGTTGTATATTTAAAGAAAATCCTAAAGTTTCTGCGAGAGTACTATCGTACATATTTAATATAAAAGGTTTTTTGCAAGATAATGTAATTTTATTTGTAAGTTCTGGTGGATTACTGAAATTCACAATTTGTATTGGCGCAGATACATTAATCGGATCTTCCACTGCTTTTGCATTCATGATTGTATTAAAATTCAATAAAAATGTTTGTATCGTATAATTACCAAGTGTCATATCGAGTTTTGTAAATATATTCATATTAGTATTATTTGTATCCAAACCATTTGCAACAAGTGTATCTGTTGCACTATTCGCAATATAAAAATAAAAACTATTATTGTATTTATCCACTGAATACATAGTACGCGGTATACTCGTATCTATAATATCGAAACCAATTACATTTTTAAAAGGTACATTAAAAACAACTTCATAGTAATTTGGATCAGGATAACGTAAATAATCCCTATTTTTGCTATCTACTATAAATAAATAATTTTCTTTTATACTATTATTTTTTAAAAAATCTATATCTTCAATCGACATATTATTTATATATAAAATGTATTATTTATATATCTATTTATTAAAAAATGATAATTTTTTTATTTTATAAATGTAAAAAGCTACTATGATTGAGAATATTCGCGACAAAATGCTTCTTACTCATTCTTTCTATATCCTCAAGTATCTTAAGCAACAACAAGATTACGACAGGATGGTAGAGGATCTGATGTACGAGGACGAATGTTATTACTCGCCCGAATACAACTATCTCATCTTCTCATAAACGCGATCAAGTTGCTTTAAAAAAGACAATTATTTTTTGTCTTTTCATTTTTTGCGGGATATAAATAATAAAAATAAAGATTGTTTATTTTAGATATAAGAAATATGTCAGGAACCCATGAAAAATATTTATTCGAATATTTTTTAGGTTTATTGGGACAAATTAAAGTATATCATTGGTCTACTATGAAATATTCGACACATAAAGCTTTAGATGAACTCCATGAAAATTTAAGTAGTAATATTGATGATATTATTGAAAGTTATATAGGAAAATTTAATATACAACCAATAAAAAGTTTCGATATTCAGATGCATGCAAATTCGAATGTAAATACTTTAATAGAATTCTTAGAAGCAGAAAAAACAAATTTAAAAAATATAAGAGGTAAGCATTTTAAGAGTTGCAGTGAATTACAAAATATTGTCGATGGGATGTTATCATCTATAAATAAAACTATTTATTTATGTAATTTACAATAAATCTTCACAAATTAAATGTTTTAATACATCAACTCCATTATTCATAGGTAATATTCTAAATACCGTCATTTTTAATGATTGAATATTTGCTGTAATATTTGTATTTACATTTGTATTCGTGATATTATTTAAAATACTAATAATTGTTCTTAAATGTACAGATATTTCATCACCATATGTATTATTATTAATTAATACATAAATATCGTCAATATAAAAATTATTATTATATGTAAGCATAGATTGAACAACTTGCTCTGCGAATTTATGATTTCTCATTTTATTTTTATTTAAAAAATTATATAAAAATAATTCATTTTTTTAAATAAATTATTATATTATCATATTTTATATATGATTTACCTTTATCATCTAAATAAACTTTTCGTGTAATTTTTTTAATTTTACTTCCGCCTGCTGTGAATTTTTGTTTTTTCCTTTCCCTTTCGCTTTGCTCAGTACCTTTCTTCTTGATTTCTTGTTCAGCCTCTATCTCAAATATTTCTGCAAATGAATAATGGGTTGGATAAACTAGCCGACGTTCATTTGCAAATAAATTAGCTTTAATAATCTCTTCTTCTTCTATTTCGAGAAATGATACACTGCCCTTATATAAAAATAATATATTATTATTTGTTATATAAATATTTTCAGTGAATTCACTAATTAATATGATGTATGTTATGCCGCCTATAACTAATTTTAATCTAGAATTATTCGCACCATCTAATTCAATATCTGTTACTTTGCCATATGCACAATACATATTTTTACCATTGACGGCAATGAAGTCGTCTAGTTCTTCAGGCGTTAATACTGTTTTCTTCTCGTCATTATGATATAATGTAAATGAATTGTTAAATATATTATTTTTGTAGTCTGTTTTTTGTTCTTTTGTCATTTCTTTAAATTCAAACATACGAAGCACGCGAAGGATGTGAAGGATGCCATATACTCACAGTACGTGAACGAGAAGACATAATATATCTAATATAAATAAATAAAAAATATTATTATTGGAGGTTCTACTGGGTTCTCGTTTTCGTAGCCGATAATTTTTATATAAAAATAAATTATTTTTATATCATAATGACATTTCTTAAAAAATATTTCGTTTTTTCTGCCATTGCGAGTTCCATATTTACATTATATGAAGTTAATACTTGTAAGGTTGAAAGATGGAATGGCACAAAAACAAATATGTTATTTATCGAGAAATCTGCATTCTTAATGGCAAGTATCATTGCAAGTCCTATTATAACACCAATGTATATTTATGAATATGCATATAATCTTGAAATATCATTGCGCAAAGAAAATATTAATAATTATATTGATAGTAAAAATCCAACTAAAATGTTTAATTTCAAAATAATCGAAAAATAAATATTATAAATAATAAATGCCATCCATAAATTATTTTCTCGCTTTCTTATTAATGATATATGATATCCATATTTGTAAAATTGTAAGTTATAATGGAACCATTATAGCCGACGAAAAGTTATGTCTGTATTGATAAAATAATGCAAACTATTATATAGAATATGAATAATACGTGTAGTTCAAATGGAAATAATTTTATATATAAAGGATTTATATTATTATTATTGATAGTATTTTTATCAATCTCTTTATATTTTTATTATAAATCACTTAAGAGCATAAAACATAATGAATTGGAAGGTCGTTGAATACGTACGGTTGGTGTTAATTGAAAATAAGGATTAGTTTTTATTGTTTTCAATTTAGAATTTTTTATTAAAAATTTAGTTATTTTTGTATCATCATAAGGAAATGTATAGACATCTAATAATTTTCCATGATAATAATAAAGAATTGTTTTAAATATAATATAACAATAAATATTACATTCGTCGTACCATTGTTTATCGGGACGTTTCTTTTGCATTTCGAATAATTGATAACATTTGTATAAAGAATATTTAAGTTCAATATCGAGAAGTTTTTTAAAATCTATTTTATATTCTTCGCTTATAAATTTCAAATGCATAATTGTTGCCCATAATTCAATAATCGTTTCATTTAAAATCAATTTACATTTTCCATGAATATTGAAATGTTTCATTAATAATTCTTTATTTTCCATTTTAAAATCATCACTGTGAATATTAATATCATGATGAAGCAATTCGTGAATAATTACTTTGGGAAATTCTTCTTTTCTAAATATAAATATTTCATTTCTTTTTATAAATGTAAAACCACTATTTGCATGATAAGGAGTTAAAATTTTATCATCTACTAATATCTTTTTTGCAGAACTTAAAAGTAATATCAGTTTTATTGGTTTTGTTCTAATTACAGTTGTACCGCGTTTTATTACTCTTCTAATAAAATCGAAATCAATATCATCTTTTTGTTTATTATAATAAACGACAACCGAAATATTTTTATCAGTAAATTCATATATATCAGTTATATTATCGATATAATCAATAACTTCTTTTATATTAAAAACACCTTTAAAATTATTTTTAATTTCTATTAAATTCATTTATATTTCTATAATAAGTATTCAGTAAAATTGTTTCATTTCCTTAATAATATCTCTAATGAAAATTTCGTTTTTAAGTTTATGAGCAATTTGTAATAAAAAAACAGAACATATTTTTAAATCGTCGATGTCATTTTTATTCCAATAAACACTTCTGGCTATGAATTGATTGACAATATTTGTTTTAATCTCTTTTTTTAAATTTTTTAAATTATTTTTATCCGTTTTATCCATATATAACCATTCATTTGTTTTTTCATCATATTTATATTTATCGCTTATTACTTTATAAATATAAAATGCAATATCATAATGTGTATCATTATATCCAATACATTTATCTAAATACATATTCAATTTTTCAATGTCATCCATTATATTTATCTTTACAATCGAATATTTTAAATATAAAAAAGTTGTATTTAAAAAATAATCAATATTCTTTTAATTATAAGTTATGAACCCTTACGATATTCTCAATATTCCTTTAAATAGTTCGATTGATGATGTTAAAAAGGCATACAAAGCAATTGCTCTAAAATCACATCCAGATAAACTAAATGGTATTCAAGATATCAATGAAAAAAATAAAAGAATAAAAGAATTTATGGATGCAACGAATGCATACAATAACATAATGAATAATGATATTAATTTCGACGAATTCGATGATATTAATGTAAATTATGATGATTGGATTGAAACCTTCAATAATATTGCTCAAAGTAAATTATTTGGCGAAATGATCAACATCTTTAAGAAATTTAAAGCAAGAGTTAAAAAACATAATATCAATGTTGATATTAAATATAGCGATTATTTTAGTATTAATAAAAAGAAACTTCGCATCTTTCTTAAAAATGTATCTGAACCAGTTTATATAAATCTAGATTGTAAAAAATATCCTGTTCATATTATTAATTATTATGATGATAATGAAGATGAACACGAAATAACCATAAATATGATTTTTATTAATGACATTAATATTAATAACGGATATTATCATATTATCGAAGACGATAAAATTAATATTCATTATGATATGCAAATAGATACTATCGATTATATGATCGGAGATACCAAACAATTATTATTTTTAAATAACGAATTCATTGATATTGTCATTGAACCTTTTACCGATAATTATATTAAAAAAGGTTTCGGCATTAATGGTGGCGATCTCGTCATTAATTTTAAATATAACCCTATAAACAAAGAAAAATGGGATAAATTAATTAGCGCAGATAAAAAGGAAATGATAAGGATTTTTTTAAATATTAAAATGATATAAAGATTTAATTATAATATAAAAATTATAATAACAAATGGCACCAGCAAAACGAAATACCGAGACCAAAACCGCAGAAGTGAAAGAAGTTGTACCTCCCGTTCCACCCCCTGCTGAAGCAAAGAAAGCCGCGGCTGCGCCATCGCGTGCGAAAGTTGTAAAACCAGCACCAGAACCCGTGAAGCCGGTTGAAGTTGCCAAAGAACCGGTTGTTTCAACTACTGGAGAAGCGACAGAAGATAAAGAACTCTCGGCAACTACTGAGAATGTTGTGAAAGTTCTTACAGATAAAATCACAAATCTGACATCTCTCAATAAAGAAATTGTTGTAGCTCTTAAACAAGTAGTTAAGAGTTATGATAAACTACAAAAGGTCGTGGATAAAATCCAGAAGAAACGCGAAAATGCTCGTAAATCACCATCAGGATTTGCTAAACCGAATAAGATTTCAGATGAACTATGTGATTTCATTGGTGTTCCCCATGGTACCGAGAAATCACGTACCGATATCACTCGATATATCAATAATTATGTGAAGGAACATAATCTAAATAAACCAACTAATCGTCGTATTATCCTTCCGGACGACAAACTACGTGCCATTCTAAATGTTAAAAACGATGAGGAAGTTACTTTTTTCATCCTACAACGCCTTATTTCACATCATTTTCCACCAAAGACCGTAAAGTAAAAAATGATCATTCACTTTCTTCTTCGTCGATCATATTACTATCAAATGTTAAATCATCCGTTAAATTATAGGTTTCGTCAATAACACAATTGTTGTTATATAAATTGATTATTTTTTCATTTAATTTAAATTCGGCGATTAAATTAGTTATTTGTTCTTTATTCAGTTTATAATTAATAACTACTTTATTATTACTATCACTCGGTCTTGTAATAATAACAATATCGCCTTTTTCAATTAGAACACGCTTATTGAATTTGCGCAAAGTTCCACAAATAGTTCCAATACAATCGATATTTTTATTTGCACTTACTAAACATCTGCAATTGCCGAGCATCTTAATTATTATCCCATATTCTTCATTTTCCTCATCGATTTCATATTTAATTTCTTTTGCTTTATTGAAAATTTTATTATTTTTTTTATTTCTTATACTTGACTGATAAGACATAGCTTTTTATATTTAACTTTAAGTATAATAATTTTATATAATTTTTATTTAAAAGATACCAAGATAATTTAAATATCTATATGAGTGATAATTATTTAAATGATGTTTGGTGTCTTTATTTTCATGATCCATATGATATGAATTGGGAAAACAATAGCTATAAATTTATAACTACAATAAGCAGTATTGAAGATTTCATCAATCTTTATAAAGCTTTCTATGAATTGTGGGCGAAAGGGATGTTTTTTATAATGAGAGAACATATAATGCCTCGATGGGAAGATGAAAATAATAAGAATGGTGGCTGCTTTTCATTTAAAATTAATAAAAATGAAATTTTGGATAAATTATTCGAAATAACTAGTCTAATTATCGGCGAAACTCTAGGAAAAAATGATATGATTTCAACTAATATTAATGGTATCTCTATTAGTCCCAAAAAAAATTATCATATTATTAGAATTTGGATTAAATCTAATAATAATGTTTCTAAAGATAATTATAATTTAAATATTCCATCTTATGCAACACTCATGTATAAATCTCATATGGAATTTATTTAAATTTTTATGATTATTATTATAAAAATGAATAATTTTAAATCTTTTATTAAAAATAATTTCGCTATCATTAAGACTTTATTTTATATAAATGAAAAAGATGTCGAAATTATTGATGATGACAATAGACTAATCACTAAGAATTATAATTTAAATCATTTATATAAATATTTACCTTTTGTTGAAGCATTTGTACCGAATTTAACTACTATTAATATTATCATTAGTGAAAATTATAATGATAATAATAATATTTTTACCTACAAAATATATTTCGAAATCATTGATGTAGAAGCTTATATTTTTCTATCGCAAAATAAAAATAAAATAAATATTAATATTGATACCAATAACAAAACTGATATTATCCATAATTTAATAATTGAATTTTATAAAAATAATCATCTTGAAAATCAACTTAAACCACTTATTTCTAATCTAAGTCATCATTCTTTGGCGCTAAACATAATCTAACCGTACCCATCGAGGCTATACTATATTGCAATATGATCGGATAAGAATTTTTTAAATAGATTTCTACCGTAGAACATAAATTGGTACATTTCGTAAAAATACTTAAATATTTAAGACTAAAAACACCTTGCACGATTTCTTTCGTATTTTCATTACTTTTTTTCATATTAATGTTTTGTGATTTTTCTGTCCCTAAAACTGTCTCCTGACAACAAAATTCGCCTTGACAATTTAATATCAATTTATCATTTATATTCTTGATTTCCATATATTCAGCCAAATTATGCATATCTCTTATTATTTTCTGTAAATATGCCGATGGCATTGTAATGATTGTATTGAAATCTTGAGGAGGTATATCGACATTCACCACATCTATATCTAACATTGACAATTTATAAGTAGTTTTTACATTTCTTTCACCGTTTTCTATAGTTATTCCTAAAATATTTGGATCGTTTTTTAGTATAAATAATGATAATATATCACTGTTCGTTATTGTCTTAATTAACATATGAAATTTAAGCATATTTATGCCAACATATAATTTCTTCTCGCAAAAATATTTTTCAAATTTATCTGCTTCCAATTTTAAATGGATCAAAACAATATGGGTATTATCTAATGCTATTATTTTCATTCCAGTATCATCAAATTCTAAATTTACATCCATTAAAATTTCCTTCATTGCATCTATCACAAGTTTAATAGTAGATGCTTGAACTGTCTTTATGTTTAATAAATAATCGTCATTATTTATATTATTCATCTTTAAAAATTATAGTTTGTATTCTTTTAAATATAATTTTTCGAAAAATAAACATAATTATCTATATCATCTTTATTTTCTTGTTCAGGTTCAATTGCTGACACAAAAGCCGATTTAATCTTATCTAAATTCGGATCTTTATAAAAATCCCATAATCCACTTGCAGTCGCCTCTGTTCCGGTTGTTTTTACAATGGGATATTGTTCCTTAATAATTTTATGTAATTTATTATAAGTTAAATATTCCATTTTAATTATTGGTTTTATTTTTATTTCTTGCTTCCTTTAGCATCTTTGTCATCTCATTATCATATGCATCACATGTTTCTCTTATTTCATCCCATTTCGAAAAATCTTTTGGTTTTATATTATCTTCGATATCCCATAATTCCATTAAAGTTTTTGTTATATCATTATTATTTTTATTATAGATGTCGCTTATTATTTCATTACTTATTCCAATCGGAGCTTGTTTTAATATTTCATCCATTGTTATTATATTTATATATATAAAAATTTCAATTATTTTTATTTTTAATATAAGTAAGTTATAATTATTATGGCATTTACTAGTATTAATGATAGTATTATTAATACTCATATTAATAATAATTCATCTTGTAATCTTTCCATTGCATTAAAAATATCAGGCAAAGGTTTAAGAGATACTTCGAATGCTAGTAATATTTATGATAATAATGGTATTGGGTTGCAATTATGGAACAATACTAGCAATAATCGAGAATTAGCTATTATTGATACTTTAAATGCAACCAATAGTAATTATGCAACATTACGTTTGGGTATAACTCAATCTGGTGCAACTATTAGAAGTATAACATCCAATAATATCATTCGACCATTGGTTATTAATGATTTTTTAACTATTACTAGTAATCGTGTTGGTATTGGAACAGCAAACCCTTTAAATGGTTTAGATGTCCGAGGCAATATTACATTAGATGGCAATTTATTACGGTCAGACGGTTCATTGTTTACTAATAGTCAATGGAGTAATTCTACTATCAATTCTAATAATATTTATTATAATCTTGGTAATATTGGTATTGGAACAACAAATCCAATTGCAGCACTAGATATTAGGAATGGTAATGTAATTCTTGATAATAATTCACGAATAGGCATTGGTTTAACTAATCCTCAATATGCAATAGATATTAATAATGGCAATGTAAATATTGGTGGCAACCTGTTAATAAGTTTGAATAATACAACAAATAATTTTAATATTTATACAGCATCATCGAATAGTATAACGTTTAGCAGTAATATCACAGCCGATATATTGTTAGTTGGCGCTGGCGGGAATGGTGGCAATGGTACTTTTTCAGGTGGAGGTGGTGCTGGTGAAGTTATCTATTATCCTAATTATTTATTTACGTCAGGTACGTATAGTTTTATTGTTGGAAGTAATGTTGCGAATACGAGCAATCGTATTACAAGAATTACTTTTAATAATAATGATATTATTAGAGCACTTGGCGGAGGCGATGGCGGTGGCTTGCAAATTATTACTGCAAATACAACAATTACATTAACACAAAATACGAATATAAAATATAATTATAATCAAGCAATAGTTATTAATGGCGGTACTTATAATATTACGTTTGCAGATGGTGCAATTACTTTTTCGGGATTGACCCCTGATAATAGTTATCCTATTTTAAAAGATACAAATGGCAATGACATTAATCCTACTGCGTGGTATAAATTTGATAATAGCGATAACTTAGGTCTTGATACTATGGGGTCTTTTTCTATGACCAATAATAATGCCACCACCGATACATTTCGTGCAAAAGGTACATTTTCTGCTAGTTTTAATGGTTCAACTTCATATATTATAGGTACTGGTGTTAATTTAGATAATAAAAGTTATAGTATTTCGTGGTGGAGTTATGCTACAAATTTAAATGATGTAGGAATATATTCGCGATATGATACAAGTACATATCCTGTAAGAGGTACACTTC